TCAGTCTGAATTCCGCCCCGACGGCGAATTGGAAGATCGTCAACTCGCCCCGGACCGAAGCCCGTGTGGTCGCGTCGCTGAGCGGGTTGCTCAATCCGCAGACTGAGATCTCCAATCAGTACATCACTGGGCGGATGTATGACGCTCTGGGGTTCATCTGGATGCGGGACCAGACCGCTATCATCCACACCACCGGCACTCTCGCGCAGGGGTCGGCGACGGTGAACGGGGCCGGACAGACTGGCTTGAACCTGACGGTGAATGCCCTCGCCGGGACGATCAACGTTGGCGATATTCTTACCATTGCTGGCGTTTACAAGGTCAACAAAATCACCAAGCAGACCACCGGCGAACTCTGTCAGTTCGTCGCTACTGCAAACGTCGGGGTCAACGCTACGACGATCCCGGTGTTTCCGGCGATCATCCCGGCTGTCGGCGGCAATGCTGTGCAGTTCCAGACCGTGACGGCGAGTCCGGCGACGGGTGCGGCGGTGAATCCCTCTAACGGGCTCACGGCCTCCACGTCGTATCGGAAGAACTTCGCTTTCGCGCCGGAGGCCGTGACGCTGGCGGTGGCGGATTTGGAGATCCCCCGTGGGGTCCATGAAGCCTCGCGCGCGGAGTTCGACGGGATTTCCATGCGTATGCTGACGCAGTATATTATCAATACTGATCAGATGCCGACGAGGCTGGATGTGCTGTATGGGTATCTGTGGATCCGGCCGGAATGGGCGGTTGTGGTCGCCGACGTGGTCTGACAAGTTCAGGTTGGATCGTACCAACTCGATGATAGAGTTCCTGCGAATCTAAGATTCGTAGAGTTAGAGGTTAAAGTCCTCTTTACGATCCAACCTGGAACCCAAGAAGGAGAACTTTGATGAGTAAAAAACCCTCCTCCCACCCCGATGAGCGCGAGGACAAAGCTCTCATCCGTAAGATGGTCAAACCCTCGGATCTCAAGAAGGCTGACGCGAAGCGTGAGCCAGAGAAGAAAGGACGTTCCAAGTGAAAATCTCCGAACTCCGCGATTGGGCCACCGCTACTTTCGGTGAGCATTCGCACAAAGAAGGCCAGGTTCTCGCTGCGCTGGGGCCTCTGGATGAATGGCTCGGGCACCTCGCGAAGCAGGGGGTGAATTTTGAGCTGGTCCCGGTGAGTGATCTCACTGCGGCGACGATGCCGCAGGGGCCGCTGCATCCGACCGATGAGCCTCCGGCAGCGACGAACTCGGGTGGGGTTGGCATTGCCCCCGAAGGCGTCGAAGTGCCCCTTCCCGACCTGAGCGGGTTCGTCAGCGAGACGAACCCGCCAGAAGTGCTTCCTGCGGCCCCTGCTCCTTCGGCCCCCTCGACTGAGGAGTCCCCCTCGTGACCCTCAAGAACGGCGATCGGTTTACCATCTACGATGCGATGGAAGCCTCCGGGGCTTTTACGAGCAACCCGGCGAACGCGAACTCCCGCGATGCCCAAGGGAGGAGCATTTATGCCGGCCCGGTGAAGTTCCCGATGATGCTGTACCATCCGCGGGGCGAAGAACGTGTAAGCGTGCCGGGGACGAAAGAACGGACTTCCTGGGGCACCGTCGAGACGTTTGGTGAGCAGTGGGAAATCATCTCGCGGGAAGTTACTTCGGAGGCGGAGCTTGCGGAGGCCCTCGCCGAAGGCTGGCACAAGCATCCGGCTACTGCGACGAAAGCGGCGAACGAAACCTGGCGGAAAGAACTCGGCTTGAAGCCCCTGCCGGTTCCGGCGATCTCCGCTGGCAGTCGTATCGCGGACCTTGAGGAGCAGAACAAGCGCCTCACGGAGATGCTCGAAGAGGCGAAAGCGGCCCAGGCGGAACTTGATGGCGCGGAGGGCGCCTTTGTGCCACCGGCGAAAGCAGGTTCGGCGGTTGCTCGGGCGGGGTTGGTCTGATGAGTTCGCAGAATCCCGCAGCGACGACTTGGGGAGATCTCCTCACGGAAGCCTTGCAGGATTCCGGCGCAATCGGTATTGGTATGATTCCCCTGGCGGAGGATCTTCTGGGTGCTTCTGCCAGGGGTATTCAGTTGCTTGAAACCTGGTCGAACAAAAGGTGGCTGAACTACACCTTGGTCACTTACACTGTGCAAGCAACGGGACAAAGCGTAGATGGCAACGGCAATCCTGTTCCTTACACAATCGGCCCGTTGGGGGCACTTCCGACCCCGCCGCAGATCTCCGTGGGGGCTGTGGGCCTCGCTACGCGCCCGGATCGCATCGAAAGCGCGTTCTTCCGGCAACTTGTCGCTGCGCCGAATGGTCCGGTGGATTATCCGTTGCGGTTGCTTCCGTCGCTGGAAGACTACAACGCGATCCGCATGAAAGGTCTGACGAACTTTTCGTTGGTGTGTTACTATCAGGCTGAGTGGCCCTACGGGAATCTCTACGTGTGGCCGTGGCCTCAGAGTGGGATTTATGCTTTAGGGCTTACTGTGCGGAAGTCGCTGCCGCAAGCGATCTCGCTCGCAGGGAACCCCCTCGCGGTGGTAATGCAGTTGCCGTTTCCGTACTACCGAGCGCTGGTGAAAAACATCGCTATGGAAGTCCGGCCGAAGTATGGGATTCCCATGACCCCTGGGGATCTCCTCGCTGCGCAAGCGAGGGATTCGCTCGATACAATCCGCCGCGGAAACACGCAAATCCCGCTGTTGGGCACTCCGCCGGGGCTCAGTCCGAGGCCCGGGATGTATAATATCTTCTCGGATCAGTCTGGCCCGGCGTAAGCCAGCGTAAGCCCACGAAGTTCTGCGAAGTTCTGCGTTCTTTCTCCCCCTACCCCCCTACCCGAAAGGTCCCTTCCCGATGGCCATCTCGTTGATGAACTACCTCACGAACTTCTACAACAAACAAGGCGACGCGTTGATCTCCCGCGAAGCTCTGACGAACCTGGCGAATTTTACTCTGGGGGCTTCAGCGCCGATTACTGCGCTGGCAGGTGGCGCGCAAGCGGCTTCGCCGACGCTCGTGTATGGCGTCAACGAGATTACGACGGTCGCCACGACGAACGATTCCGTGCAACTCCCGTCTGCGATCCAGGGCGCGCAACTCGTCGTCAACAACAACAGCGCAAACACCGCGAAGATCTACGCGAACGCTTCGCCGAACCTGGCGAATGCCTCGGCGCTTGATCAGATCGTCGCGAATGCGACGGTGACGAAGACCGCGAACGCTACCGCAATCACACTTGCGTCGGGGTATGCGTTGATCTTCGTGTGCACGACCAGCGGCGTGTGGAAGCAAACCGGCGTGGCTTCGTGACGCGAAGCGGAGCCTTGCGAAGACTTTCCCTGTGCCGTTGAAAGCCCTCCGTTATGATGCTTGAACTCCTTGGCGGATCATACGCGACAAGATCCGTCTTGGGGTCCGCGGAACGCTGTGTCAATTTGTTCCCCGAACCCGCGCGAGGGGGACAAAAGATGACGCATTATCCGACTGCGGGGTTGCGTGGGCTTATTGTTCCGCCGGCTCCCGGCGTCGGCCGGGGGGTTTTCAGGGCCTCGAACGGCAACGGCTACGAGGTCATCGGAACGAATGTATACGCGATTGCGCCGAACAACAAGATTTCCCTCCTCGGGCAACTCAGCGAGAACTCGTCGTATCCGTGTTCCATGCGGGACAATGGGGTCCAGGCGTTCCTGGTGGATAACTCCCCTGTCGGGTACACCTGGGACATCCAGACAAACACCGGCTTTGCGGAGATCGTAGACCCCACTGGGGCTTTCGCTGGGGCCACCAAGGTGGACTTTCTGGACGGGTATCTCTTGTGGAACCTGCCGCTGACGAACGAATACGGCTGTACTACGCAAGGGGCTCTCGCGTTCAACAACACGCTCATCGGGGTGAAAGACGGCTACCCCGATTTCATCAATACTTTCGTGGTGAACCAACGTGAAATCATCCTCCTCGGAAACACCCGAGGGGAAATCCACTACAACGCAGGGAACCCCTTGTTCCCGTTCGCTATTCTCCCCGGCGCGTATATCGAGTTCGGCTGCATCGCACCGTACTCTGTTGCGTTTGTTGACAAAGGCGTGTTCTGGCTTGGTCAGAACGAAATGGGCGCTGGGGTTGTGCTTCGCCAAAGCGGATACCAAACTTCCGTGGTGTCAAACTTCGCACTTAGCTTCGCCTTGCAGCAGATGACGCAGATCTCCGATGCGGTCGGGTTTGTTTTCATGCGCGATGGGCATATGTTTTACGCGCTGACATTCCCGGCGGGGAATCAAACGTGGGTTTTTGACGTGACGCTTGGCGACCCCAAGCTCGGATGGCACCAGGAGGCTTTCCTGGATCCCAATGGGGGACTCAATCGCTCGCGGGTTGGTTCGATGGCCTGGGTGAACGGCCTCAACATGGGACAGGATTGGCAGAACGGAACGATCTACGAAGTAACGCCGGACTACTACGCGGCGGATGTGGATCTGGGGGATGGCCAAGGCGCATTCGCGAGGCCGATTCCACGCATCCGGACGTTCCCGCAAGTCGGGGTGGTTGGTGGGGGGTTCGGGGGCTCCGGTCAGGGAATGGAACTCTCGGACGGCAAGGGTATCATCCTTCATGGGTTCTTTGCGGATTTCCAATGCGGTGATGGGCCGATTGGGCCGAACTCGGAGCCCCCGCAGTTGGCGCTTCGGCTTAGTGTTGATCGGGGAAGAACCTGGGGAAATAACATCCTCCAAACCACCGGCGTCGTGACGAACGAAGGCGATGTGGTTTCGGCTTCGTATCGCATCTTGCCGCAGTGGCGAAACCTCGGGATCGCCCGGTGGCCGGTTTTCGAGCTAAGTTGGAGCTTCGCAGGGCCTGCGGCGCTGAATGGCGCGTGGATCGACGCGACGAAAGCGACGGTTTAGCGCAAGCCGGCGTGAAGTGTAAGGAGCCTCCTAGATGACAATTTCATCCCCCCCAGCCCAACAAGCTGGCCTTCCGTTGAACCAAGGAGTCGTGACCGATTCGACCGAGTCCAACGTGAGCCTCACTTTCGCGCAGCCGTGGTTTTATTTGTTCCAGCAGCTATGGCGAAAGCTCGGCGGACAGTACTCCACCCCTCAGACGATGGTTTACGCGTTGCAAACAGCGCCGAAGGTCGTGACGTTTTACTCTGTAAACACAGGGGCGGCGATTGGGTATGTTACTCTCACCTAGCTTCGCCTCGTCGCCAGGGCCATTTCTCGTTTTGGCACTCCCCCGAAGCCGCACGAGGTGGCTCGCGGAGTTCCTCACTTATGGCCGCTGGCGCTGTACGCATGAGGAAGCTCGGCATTTACGTAGTATGGAGGATGTGAGATCATGGGCGAAGCAGCCGTTTACGGGTTCTGCAGAAACTGCCGTAGCGCCATTTTGGAGAGCGATTCCACCAGGTGTTCGCGTTGTGGTTATCCGGAGACCGGTTTCCGAAGTCGCAACGAGTCTCGCACGGGTAATGTCAAACAAGGTTCCCTTGAACAACTTGAGTTGTTTCCTTACGAAATTAGATTTGAAACTCACGCAGGTGTCGAATCGATTGCCAAACACGCTGACCGTTGGTTACGACGAGCTAACGACACTTGAGGGGGCCGCGAAGGTGTTTGAGCACGCTCTTCAGGAGCCGTTTGACGAGCCCTGGTGGAACCTACTTCGCGATGTGAACATTCAGGAGCCTTTTACGACGTTCGAACGCTACGGTGCGGCCTATGGGGCGCAGCTTCGCCGGATGGCGCTGCTTGCGAAGGGGGCGATTTTGCACGATCTGGCAAAGCGCGAAGAGCCCCCCTGCGAGGCCCTTATTGTGGCCGAAGAACCCTTCGAGGAGTTCCTCCGTGACGGTGTTGGGATATTCGCAGAACACGCATTCGCAGTCGGCGAAGCTCCGGAATCGTTCCGCCAGAAGAATCTACCGTACTTAAAAGCGAAGGCTGCCGCAGGGGAACTCCAAGTCATCACGGCTCGATCAAATGGGCGAATGTTTGGATACTTAATGAGCGAGATCACTGTGTCGCGAGAAAGCCCTACGACACTTGCGGCCGTGGAGACGACTTTCTTCGCTTCAGGGGAGTTTCCGGGGCTCGGAATGAAGCTCCAACGCGCAACGTTGGCAGGGCTTCGGCGAAAGCGCGTCAGCGAGGTTTGGTTCCGTGCTGGCGACCGCGGTGACGGACCGAGGCTCGGGACGATGTATAAACGCCTTGGCGCCTCGCCTTCGGGTACGTTGTGGCGATTGGATCTTACAAGCGACGGAGCTTCGTGATGGGCATGGCAGCAGCGGTACTCGGCGCAGGTGTGATCGGCGCAGGGGCATCAATTTACGGCGGCACTGTGCAAGCGAACGCGGCGAACAATGCTGCGAATACTTCGCTCACAGAAGCGAACAACTCTAACGCGTTGATACAGTCGCAGTATCAACAGAACAAAGCCACGTTGAGTCCTTACGTCACGGCGGGTAATTCCGCATTGACGCAGTTGCAAGGAACCGCCGGGAATGTATCGAGCGGCCTAACCGCGGCGCAGCTAGCGCAAACACCGGGGTATCAGTTTAGTCTCCAACAAGGTTTGCTGGCGACGCAAGCGGGGAGTTCCGCGCAGGGGCAGGGATCTGCCGTGGCGGGAGTTGGTTCGTCACAGGGGGCTGGTATCGGCGCTTCGGGGCCAATGGGGAAGGCCCTTGCGAACTACGCCGAGAACGCCGCCGCAACAACTTATCAGCAGCAGTATACCAACTATCTGGCGCAGAATCAACAGGCGTATAATCAGCTCGCTGGGCTTGCTTCTATCGGTGGGAATGCGGCTGCGGGGACTGCAAATGCCGGAACTACCGCAGCAGGGCAGTCTGCGAATTCGCTGCTTACGGGATCGTCGCAGTATGGGTCGCTCAGCACGGCAGGTGCCGCAGGCGCTGCGGCTGGGGCGACCGGAGCGGCGAATTCGCTTAGTAACTCGGCGTTGCTGTATGGGGTTCTTGGGGCGGGATCAGGTGGAAGTGGTCTTATTAGCCAAATAAACACCAACCCACTTCAACCGTTAACGGGTGCCGCGCAGAACGACTTGGGCCTCGTCGGTAACTAACTGGAGCTATGTAAATGGCACAAAACTCTCCCCTTCTAGGGCCCTCGGCGAATGCTGGAGCCACGCCGTTGCCTGGCGCAAGCGCCAGCGAAGCTCCCACTGCGCCCCCTTCGGAGGCCACTGCTTCGCAGCAGTCGTTCACCTCGAAGATGCTCTCGCAGGCGCAGGGTCGCTTCGATGCGGTCGAGAAGGTCTCAAAACAACTTGGCCGGGTTCGCAAGGGGCTTGATTCGCTCGTCGAGAAGGGCGATTCCGTCACCTCTGACGACGTGCTTGACGAGATGGCGGATCTGGTTGCGCATGGTGCGGACCCGAAGAACCTCGCGGCGATGATCGCCGGAAACACCCAGGCCGGAATCCAGCCGATGCCGCCAGGCGGGGAGCCGCTCGCAGGGTGGCTTCGCGATGCGGAAGAAAAAATCATCGCCCTAGCGGAGTCGCAGCTTCGTCCGGCGCTGGCACTTGCGCAGCATCAACTCGGGGTCGCCGCGGTGCATCGGATGGTTGAGTTGCACGCAAAAGCGCAAGGGGGTTCGGCGCAGCCGGGGACCCCGAACCCGCTCGGAGGGGCTTCGCCTGGAGGGGCTTCGCAGGGGGCGCCCCCCGCGCTCCCGCAACCCAACACCCCTCCTCCGTCACTCCTCCAGTAAGAAGGCTTCGCCGCAATGCCCGATGGCGTGAACCCTACCGTAGACACCAACCTTGGTCCGGCTTCGATGGGGGCCACAGGCACCATTGGGTTGATGAACGATCTCGCAGAGATGCGGAACCGCCAGAACGCGAATGTGCTATTCCAGCAGCAGATGTCCGCGAGGCATCAACTTGGCGAGGATCTCACCGTGTGGGCTTCGCAGGGGCTCAGTCCGGAAGAACAAATTGCGAAAGCTTCGCACCAGCCATATGCGCCTTTTGTCACGCCGGAGATCAGCAACTTCAGGGCGTCGAACCTTGCAGGGGTTCAGGTTCAGCATAACCAAGCGGAGATCGAGGAGTTGCACCAACGTATGGTGAACAATGGCCTCGGTCCGCTCTCGCAGGCCCTCGCGGCGACTGGAGGGGACCCGAAGAAGTTCGACGATGCGTTCAAAATTGCAACCGCGGGGTATCCGCCAGACCTCCAAGACGACATGAAAAAAGTCCACTCTGCTATGACAAGCTTCATCACCGGAGGGACTTCTGCGGACCCTGACGCGGCAAAAGCTCAAATGATCGCAAACACAGCGCGTCTTGGGGCTTCGCTTGGTTTGCCGCTCGACAAGGTGCTTGGAATGTCCGGTGCGGTGGTTCCGCAAGTTGCCGAGATGCCTGGGGGTGGCAAGAGCGTTGTTGGAGGGCTTCCGGGGCAGGTTCCTCCGGCGTTGACACCGCAGCCCTCCGGAAGCACAGGGTCGCCGGTGCTAGGGGCGAACCCCCCTGCTAAAGCCCTTGATGGCTCGGCGTTGTTCGCTCCGGACTCGGCACTTCCGCCGCAGTTCAAAACGAACCTCACGGGGACGAAAGCATTCCCGTCCGAGCAAGCCTCGCAGCTTGCTACGGAAGCCACGAAAGCCTGGCAGGAAGCCCAACCCCGATACGAGCAAGTCGCGCAGTCTATCGGGTCGATTGGAAACATGATGGATGAAATCAAGTTCTCCGCAGCAAAAGGGGGATTCTTGCAGCCAGGCTTCGCTGGGAACACTCGTACTGCCGCTGCGAACGCAGTCAACACGGCGTATAGTTGGTTTAATCCGGGCAAGGAACCTCCCATCGACGTGGCGCATGTCGCGGCGAACGAAGCTGTGATGAAAGGTGCGAAAGCCGCGGCGTTCCAGGTGGTATCGCAAGCGACAGGGCAATCCCGGGAGGCTCTCGGGACGCTCCAGATGGGATATGACTCCATCCCTAACATGGACAAAACTCCCCTCGGGAGTATCATCGTCGGTGAAACCATGAACGCCACGGGGAACTGGCTGCTACAAAAGCAGCAGTTCCAACGAGACTGGATGGCGCGAACTGGAGGTGACTTGACAAACTCCGAGGCGGAGTATCTTAAGGAACATCCGCCGGAAAAAGTCATGCAGGGGATTCTGGGAGCACACGGCATTGGCCCGGATGGGTATACTTCTCGTGCAGCGTTCCTGAAAGACTTCCACGACGGGCTGCTTACGTCCGGCAAAGACGCCCCGCTCGAAACTGCCGCGACAATCGCGCACTCGAAGGGTTGGATCACCGACGAGCAATACAAAACCGCAAAAGCAAGCGGGTTTAAGAGTCTTGCGGGGACCCCGACGGGGAGCACAGCACCATGAGTGATCCGGGCAATGATGACGTGTGGCAGGCGCTCCAAGGGGGACCGAAGGGCGCGGGCGCGAAGGGCGCAAGCACGCCAGCGGAGCCTTCGCTTGCGCAAGATGCCTCTAACGATGACGTTGCATCCGCGCTTGCTTCGGGCCCACAGGGCGCGGCGGTTGCCTCGCAGGCCCCGTGGTACAAACACTACCCTGCGATGCTCGGGCAAGTTGGCGTGAACGCCCTCGGCGATACTGCAAACCTTGGGATCGGCGGGTTCAATTGGCTTAACCGAAACGCACCGTTCTTGAAATACAA